CGCGGGGCGGTCAGGGCCACGAAACAGCGCGATATGGACGGGGGCGTCGGGTTGGCGTTCCGACTGAAGGATGTGTCGCTCGGGCTGGTCGGTGACGTCACGCTCAAATCGGCCGTCGCGGTCCTGGACACCGACACGGCGGGTAGCGCGTCGGCGGGAGGGGGCGCCCTCACGGCAGGGGAGGCGTCTATCCTGGCAGCCGTGGCGCAGATCGGCGAACCGGCGACGCTGGAGCAAATCCACAGCCTGGCAGGCGGCAACAACCGCAATACGACGCGCCGCACCTTGTACAAGTTGTCCGAGAAAAAGCGCGTAGAAAGTACGGATAGGGGTCGTTGGAGGTTAAGACAAAGTGTCTTCGAGTGATTTGTAATACTTGGCTCACTCTGGCTCACTTTTTGGTTAACGAGACGTAAGTGATTGAGCCAGCACATAAAAACACCGTTGTGTAATACTTGGCTCACTTTTGAATACAGAATGTAATACTGAATACAAAGTGAGCCAAGTGTGCCAGAGTGAGCCAGGTATTACACAACGGCATATTATCGTTATGGCCCAATGAGTTACGCCAAAGTGAGCCAGAGTGAGCCAGAGTGAGCCAAGTATTACAACTACACCCGAGTTTGCTGCTGCAAAAGTGTGCCAGCCTATATAGGAAGCTGGCACACTTTGCGCACTGGTGGGCCAGCACAGTTTGTCTAAACGTTTTTGGGACAATTTGTCTAAACGCTTTTGGCTAGGTTAAAGCGAATACAACAGCCCCTGGGCCGATCGGAGGCGCGGACGCGGGCGCGCAGCGGCAGGCGGTCGAGGGCGGAAAGCGGCGCTGCCCCCGGGGAGGTGAAACACCCAGCGGGCGCGCCGCCAGGTCCGAATAAAGGTGGGTAGGGCGGGCGGAATGGGAGTAGCGGCTAGGGGGATAGCTTGACGAGTGTTTGCGGCCCGTGAGGCTCTTTTCCCGGGCTTGGACGCGGGTCTCTTTCTTGGGCAAAAGAAAAACCCCGCCGAAGCGGGGCCGTTTTGTTGGCGCGCGTGTCGTGTCAGTCCAGCATGCCGGCGGCGCGAAGGATAAGGGTGCCTACAACACCAACGGCCGCGCATAACAGGCAGAAGGCGAGTAGTACCAGGATGAATAGCAAGATTGCGATATGCATGGTTGTAGTCCTTTTCGTGTCTCAGATGCGGAGCGCGCTTATCCGATGCGGCGGACGCCGATAGGTATCTTGGAAGGCCCTAGCATCTCTGCGCTCGTGTCGAATAGGCGTAAATATCCCCCGCCGTGCTTGGCACGCAGAGCGCGCCATACGGATGGATGCAGCCCTAACGTTGTGCGCATGGTTCATGCTTCCAGCGACACGGTTGCGATAGGCTTCGTGGCGGGGCCTATGTAGTAGGTCCAACCTCGCCCGCCGCGCCAGTGCAGCCACACGCGGCGCCAGCGTGAGTGAAGGAGGACCATGTAGGGGGATGGTGTGGAGAACGGTTCCTTGCAGTGCGCCGCTTTGGGGGCTTTCACCTTGTGCTCAACACTCATGGTTTGGAACGGCCCTTCGGGCGCGCCGCAGAACGCCCCGCCGAAATGCAAATACGCTTGCATGGTGAATATCTCTCTTGTCTCGTGTTGCGGTACGCCTTTTCCTACAGATCAGGCGTTTTCGATGATTGTGAACTTGCGATAGCCCAGGGCGCGGGCGATCGCTTCCAAAGCATGGCGGACGGCGCTATCCCCAACGCCAGCGATGCAGGCGCGCTTGCGGAAATTCGGCTTTTCGCCCCGGCTGGAGTAGGGAGAGCCGAAAAGCTCAATGCCTGCGCTCGTAATGGCTTCCTGGATCGCGGCGGATACGCGATGGTAGCCGTACCCGCCCGCGCGACCATGGCCCATGAAACTGCGATCTTGCGGGCCTTGCGCCCAGATGGTCGCATAGGTGACGCTGGCGTTTCGGCTTCGGCCCATCCAACAGCGAACCGTGATGCAGTCCCGGAATTCGCCCTTGTGGATCGCCACCACGTTGTAGGATCTCACAAGCTCTTTGTCGGCGGACAGGTTCTTCCCGTTGTAGACGTTGTCGGCGGGCAGTTTGGCCTTGAGCGGACGCATGATGTAGATTCCTTCTGTGTGTTGGTGTGGGGGTTACAACCGCGTCAGGCCGCTATTATCCTGGACGGGAAGCGGCCCCCAAGCGGCTTGGAGTGTCGCTATGGCTTCCTTGACACCCTCTGCATTCTGAACCTCACGAAACGCGCCGCGGCGCCCGAGCCGGTTTATGGCATTTGCGTCCCAAACGTCCGGCAGCATCTCCACCCAAACGTGGAAGGTCCTGCCTTCGGACATTTCTTCCGTGATTGGCATCGAGTTGTATCGCACCGCGACAACGTGCCCAGCCCGAGGCATTCCGATTGCACCGATAGGGCGCGTGACAAGAATGTTGTTCGGTTTTTGCATGGCGTATGTCCCTTCTGTGTGTTGGTTTCGACAGATCAGGCCGCACGCATGCGCGGCGCGGGATGCGAGGCGAGGTAGCGGCGGGCTTCGGAGATAGCGTTGCGCGCCATGTCCGAAAAATGTGAGCCGTAATTGCGCCCATCGGCGCGGCTCTTTGCGGCAATCCCGATATGATCCCGAAACTCACTCGGGTTCTCGTAGATGGATTGCCCGAGATAATCCGCCGCGATTTCCCGCCCATCCAGATAGACAACCATGGCGGCGTCGAAGGCGCACCAAAGCCCGCTCTTCAGGTTCTCTCGGACTTCGCCAGTATCATCCCAGGAAAGATCAAGATCGGTGCAGGGGCTTACTTGCCATTCGACGCGGAAGCGGGCGGTTTCGAAGGCCCAAAGGGTTTCGCTGTTCAGCATGATCCATATCCTTTCTACTGGCCGATAAAAACCACATTCGGATGCACGGAGACACGCACGCTAGGCACCGCGTCGCCTATTTCTTCCTTCAGCTTCGCAAACCCTTTCCAGTCTGCAAGGAAGATAAGCGCGGCGCGGCGCGTCACTTGAACGGCGATAGGGAGGGTATAGCCCCTCTTTTCAGACGTCGGGAGGACCACGCTTGAAGATATGTAGAAGGTTTTGCCCTTGGTTTTCTTCACAAGGGAAATCGCGTCTTCAAAAGAGAGGCTTTCATCTTCGGGCATTTAATTAGCTCCTTTTCCGTTGGTCTGAAGGTCAAACGCGTCCGGTTGATTTCGCGCCTTCTATGAATGCGCGCTTCATGATTTCCCGGCGGGGGCCTCTTTCGTCCGTCACGAAAGCAACAGACGCGACGAGCAACGCGCCTTTTGTGGCGGTGTAGCTATTTTCGGCCCATTCCTTTCCGGCTTTGCGCCATGCGGCGTAGGCGCTACCCGGCAGGGGTTCTGTTTGGTTGAACTGCATCATAACTCACACTCCCTTCTGTCGGTCTGAAGGCTAGAGGCTGGTGATTTTGACGGCTTTGATGCGCACGATTGAGCCAGTCTCGCGGCGGATACGCTTGCGCCCTATCTTGCGCGCGAACATGCTCGCATGGTTGCGCGCCTGCCCAAGTGTTTCGGTATCGTGGGTGTATTCCGTGCCGTCGTCGTGCGACACCACAACGCGGAAAAGCTTAGGCGCCGTGAGGCGTCGGGCTATGATATCCAGGGCGTTTTCCATGCCTACCTCCGTTGTTGTGTATTCTCTTGTATTACGGAATGTAGGTCATGTCAACCGACACGTAAGACACGTTTTTCGTGCGGGGTGGCGGATAACGAATTTAAGTGTTATGTTATAGCATATTCAAAATGGTTAAACGGAATTTGAAAATGGCAAAACGAAAAACCCAACTGACAGAGCGCGAAAAGCGCGCCGCAGAAGTGTTTGCGAAGACCGGATCGCGCAAGGCTGCGCAGGAAGCGGGCGGTTATTCTGCGTCCGCCGGGTTTCACTTGGCGCTGCAGCGTCCGCGCGTTCAAGCCGAGATCCAACGCATCGCCAACGAGACATTAACGCAGGATATACTACCTCTCGCGTTGGCGACGCATCGTTGGTTATTGCAGGATCCCACGGTTCCTGCGGGCGCCAAGGTGCAAGCCGTCAAACTGGCCTATGACCGCGCCCTGGGCGTGTCTGACGGGACGGGCAAGGCGCCCGAAGCTATGACGCCTGACGAGCTGGCGGACGCTATCGAAAAACTGCGCGCCAGGCTCGCAGATAAGGCGAAGGTTATCGATGCGGAAGTGGTTGATCCCGCGCCCCCGGGCGACGTTTTCGGGTGATTGCGCCCAGCATACGCCCAAACGCTGGGCTGTAAACCGCACAAACGCTGGGGTGCGCACTGTCTGGGCTAGACAAAGGGCGATGCGCTTCGCCCCCTGGCTGGCCGATCCGACCCCTGGGGTATAGTCCGCGCTCGCGCCCAGAAACCGCCTCGCCCGCCCATACAAATTTCCGCCCGGAAAACCAATCAGGACACCTTGTCTTGTTCTCTTCTCCTATAAATTCCCGCCCGGAAAACCAATCAGGACACTTTGTCTTGTTCTCTTCTCCTACAAATTTCCGCCCGGAAAACCGAGCAAGATACTCTGTCGTACCGGTTGCCCGGCGAACCGGCCACCTTTCTGCCGTGCTTTTCCGCCGTTCTTGCCCCGGGATAAGCTACACAACCGGCCCCCTGAAAGCGCTTGACCTGTCCTGGTTTGTAGGCCATTGTCAGCCTACACAGCCCCAGGGTTGCGTTTCCGCCTTTCGCTTACCGACTAAGGCGCCCAAGCCACGGGCGCCTTTTTCTTGCGCCTGTGTCCAGTTGCGTGTAGGCTGTATGTCGTTTGACATACAACGGGCGTGAAAATGGCCGATCCTACCGCCTATACCAGAGCTTATGGTTTCGAGGATTTTCAGACCGGCGCGCCAACGACGCCGCTGCCTGGGCTGAAGGTAGATGTCGAATTGGACGCGGCTTCGTCCTCGATCGCGAGCTTGGTCAACGCCGTGAAAGACGTCCGGCGCTCGGACGGAGCCCTCAAAAACCAGATCGTGACCCCTGACAGCCTGTCCGCCGCCTCGCGCGCCCTTATCGCAGGCGGCGCCATCGTCCCGCGTGGCGCCTGGGCCACAGCGGCCTCTTATGCGGTGCGTGATCTGGTGTCCCAGGAGGGAGCATCCTACGTCGCCGTCACGGCCCACACCTCCGGGACCTTCGCGACCGATCTGGCGGACGGGAAATGGATGCTCATAGCGTCCCCCTATTCCCTGTCTGGGGCTGTTTATTCGGAGGTGCTGTCCGGCGACGGCACCACGACCTCTTTTTCGTTGTCGCAAAGCTTCACATCCATCGATCAGATCACGGTGTGGGTTCAGGACGGCTCTGCGGGCTACCACCGCATGCGCACGGACGGTACATCGCCTCAAGTGACACTTTCCGGAGCCGCGCAGATCACTTTCTCGTCCGCTCCTGGGTCCGGGACGCGCAACATTTTTGTTGAGAGCGCAAACCAAGCGGCCGCGGCTTCCGCCGCCGCTGCCGCTGCCTCTGCTTCGCAATCCGCCGCCTCTGCGGCCAGTATAGAAGGGGACGTCGTCGCCTCAGAGGCTGCGGCGGCTGCCGCGTCCGGTTATGCGGACGCGGCAGAGGTGTCCGCTACGGCGGCGTCCAGCTCGGCGGGTACCGCTCAGGAATGGGCCGTCAAAACCGACGGTCCTGTATCCGGGTCTGATTACAGCGCAAAATACTACGCTGGACAGGCGAGTGCTGTGCTGGCGAACGCGCTTCAGGCGCCCGAGAATTTAGCAGATGTGGCGGACCCGGCTGCCGCGCTGGCAAATATTGGAGGGCTGGCGACGGGCGGCGATGGGTCTGCGTTGACCGGACTGACCGGCGATCAAATCGCCTATGACAATGTCGCGTCCGGCCTGGTGGCGACCGATGCGCAGGCGGCGCTGGACGAATTGGCGGCGCGCGGGTTGCTTCAGGTCGTCACGGCGAGTTATTCCACATCTGCCACGTTGACGGCCACGATCCCCGACGACAATACGACGCCGCTGGTGTCTGAGGGCGCGGAACTGTTGTCCGCGACCATCACGCCTGTCAGCGACAGCAGCGTGGTTTTGATCCGCGCCACAATTCCGATGGTTGCGGTGTCGACGTCCAATGCGGCCATAGCTGCGCTGTTTGTCGGATCGACCTGCGTCAATGTTGCCTACCTCTACCCCGGTGCAGGCAATAATGCGGGGTCTATGGTCATGGGCCACTATTTCGCACCCGGCAGCATGTCGCCCGTGACGATCAGTGTGCGCATCGGTGCAACGTCGGCGACGATCTACGTCAATCGGACGGCTGGCGCCACACTGGGTGGCGCATCTAAATCCACATTGGTGATTGAGGAGGTGGCGGCGTGATCACGGTATTGTCCGCGCGCTACGTCAACCCGGAGGGAACGGCGGCTGAGGTGTTTACCGAAGAGCGCGGCGCGGTGCTTCTGTCGGCCGTTGATACACCGGGTCTGTGGTCCGAGATGCTGGCGACGGTGGCGCCCGATCCGTGGACAGAGCCGGATTTGGCGGAACAGGTCAAGGCGGAAGCCGCGCGGCGGCTGAACCTGCTGGCGGCGGATTATACGCCCGAGGAGCGCGCGACCTGGGAACAGCAGGTTCGGGAGGCGGAGGCGTATGAGGCCAACCCGTCGGCACCGACCCCGTTCCTGGCGCGCCGCGCGGCGGCCCGTGGTGACACGGTGGCGGATGCGGCAGCCCGGGTGTTGCAACTGGGCGAGGCGTTTGCCGATGCGGCGGGGATCATCCTTGGCGCGCAGGATGCGCTGCTGGCGATGGACCCGATCCCCGCCGATTACCGCGACAACAGCTATTGGGCCGGCGGCGAATGACCCTGCTGGTCACGAAAACCCCGGCGGAATGGTCCGGCACCATCATGGAGCTGGTGCTGGGGTTTTGCAGCCGGTCCATCGTGGTCGGCCGGTTCTGGTATGTGTTTCGGCGCGGGCGCGGCCTGTGCCGCCTTCCCGCCCATCTGGCGCGCGGCGGGGCAATGCCGGGTGCGCCCGTTGATCCGGCCGGGCTGGATCAGCTGGTGGGCGCGCGCTGGTCGTTCCTGGGCCAAAACTGTGCCGTCACCTTCAACCCTTATTGGCGAAAGGCTGGTGTGATGCGAAGCAATGCGGATGACCGAAAAGCAATCGTCCGCGCCATCGTTGTGGCGGCACTGTTTGGGGCGTTCGCTTTGTTCGGCGCCGGGGCTGCTTTCGATCGCGCCTTCATGCAGCCGCTTCGGCACGATCTGGCTGAATTGCGGGCGGAGGTCGCAAGTGCCAGGCAATCGGCCAACACCCATTTCGGGCAGGTGAAACAGATGCTGAAGGGTAAGACCGATGAAAACAAGTGAGGTCGTTAACCAGATTGCCGATATAGCGCAGCACCTGCCGGACAGGGTATTGGCGACTGGGGTTGTCGGCACCGGTGCGTCAATCGCGGTCGGCATCACCGATATCTTCGGCGCAGCGAACGCAATCGTGGCCTTCCTCGCCGGTTTGGCGACCTTGTTCTACATGCTTTTGAAGATCCACTACTTCATCCGCAACAACGAAACCCGCAAGCCGAACGACCCGGAATGATCTGGGTGTTGGAGGTGTTCTGATGCTGATAGCGCTCGTCGGTTTCCTCGCGCCGTTCATTCCTGATCTGTTGGGCATGGGCAAGGGGTGGCTCGACCACAAGCAGGAATTGGAGGCGATGCGCCTTCGCGCCGAACTGGCCCGCGAAGAGCACGCCTATCGTCTGGAAGAAATCCGCACCCAGGCGGATATGGCTGATATGCGCGAGGCGCGGCGGCCCCATAAGAGCTATGGCGTGCAGCTTCTGGATAAGGCGGGGGAGAGTCAGGGCATGCTGTGGCGCTGGGTGTTCAATCTGGCCTTTGCGTCTTTCGCCTTCCTGGATTGGATCATCGCATCGGTTCGACCGGGCATCACCTATTGGGCCTTTGGCCTGTACGCCCTGAGCAAAGCGGCCGGGCTGGTGATGATCTATCCCATTGCCGCGAAGTATTCCGACGGCGCAGTCGATGCGCTGTTCCGTGTGCTGCACAATGAGGCGGCATTCACGGCTTTCGATCAGGACATGTTGATCCTGGTGCTGACCTTCTGGTTCGGGAACCGTCTGCGCAATGGCCGAAGCAACCAGTCTTGAACTAGCGGCCGAGATCGCCAAGCCCTTTGAAGGGTTGCGGCTGGTCGCGTATCATGACCCGGTGGGTTATCCCACGATCGGGTACGGCCATCTTTTGAGCCGGGAGCCCTGGGCCGATCTGTCCCGCTGGCCCGACATTGATGAAGACGAGGCTGAGCGCCTGCTACAGGCAGACATGGCGACTGCCTTGGCGTCGGTTCGCCGCCTTATCACTGTGCCGATCAGCGACGCGCAGGAGGCGGCTTTGGCTGATTTCGCTTTCAATTGCGGATCGGCCAATCTGCAGGCCTCTACCCTGCGGCGCGTGATCAATCGGGGGGAATTCGATGCGGCTCCAGCGCAGTTCATGCGCTGGGTTTACGCCAGGAGCATAAAGCTTCCCGGTTTGGTTCGCCGCCGCGCCGCCGAGGTCGATATGTGGCTGCAACAGAGCGGCGGCGCCTGAATGGCATGGGTAGACCCGAAGACAGGTAAGAAATACAAGGACAAGCCGCCTCGTGTTGTCGAGCGGGAGGCGACGTCCTCCGTTCTGCAGGAACAGAAGGATCTGGAAGCCCAGATTGCCTTGCTGGAGCGCCAACAGGTCATTTTGAACGCGCGCGATAGCTACTTGCCTTATGTAAAATTCACGATGCCGGACCCGGCGGCGCCAGGCGATGTGAAAAAGTCGAAATACGAGGCCCAGCGCTTCCATGTGCTGGTCGCCGACGTCCTTGAGAAGTTCGTTAAGGGGCGGCTTCTGTTCGACGACGGCCGTATCTGCCGCAACTTGATTTTCGTCATGCCGCCGCGGCACGGAAAAACGCAACTCACGTCCAAGCACCTGACGGCCTGGTACAGCGGCCGCAATCCGACGCATGATGTTGGCGTAGCCTCCTATTCCGATGAAATGGCCGCCGATATCGGCGCCGACACCCGCGCAATCCTGACATCCACCCAGCACCGGCAGGTTTTTCCGTCCTACCGGCTGCGCCGCGGCGGCACGGCCAAGGACAACATCCAGACCGACCAAGGTGGCAGGCTGGTGTTTGTGGGGCGCGGCGGCGCTTTGACCGGTCGCGGTATGCACCTCGGCATCGGAGACGACCTGTTCAAGGATTACGAAGAGGCGCGGTCGCAGGCTATTCGCGACCAGGCCTGGAACTGGTTCACACGTGTTTTCATGACCCGTCGGATGGGCCCGCAACTCGTCATTCTGACCTTCACGCGTTGGCACTCCGACGACCTTATCGGCCGCCTCACGGATCCCGAAAATCCGTGCTATAACGCCGAAGAGGCCAAGAATTGGAAGATCATCCGCTTGCCCGCTCTTGCCGAGGACAACGACCCCCTGGGTCGATCGGTCGGCGAACCCCTTTGGCCCGGTCCTGGGCGGTACGGGAAAGAGATGCTGGAGAGCTTGCAGAGGCTTGACCCCCTCGGGTTCGCTTCGCTCTACCAGCAGCGGCCTACCGTGGCCGACGGCATCCTATTCAGGCGCGAGAATATCCGGTTCTACCGGCGCGACGAGTTGCCCAAAAACCTCCGTATTTATGCATCGTCCGACCATGCCGTCGGCACGAACCAGCGAAACGACCCCACTGTTCTTCTGGTCGGCGGCGTGGACGAGCACGATAACCTTTACCTGCTGGATTGCTGGTGGCAGCGTCAACCGACGGATGTGGTTGTGCAGGCCATGCTCGAAATGAATGCTATGCGACGGCCCCTGCTGTGGTGGGCAGAGAGCGGTCACATTACCAAGTCCATCGGTCCTTTTTTGCGCAAACGAATGTTGGAAATGCAGAACTACATCAACATTCGTGAGGTGACGCCGACGAAAGATAAGGAAACCCGGGCTCAACCCATAGCGGCCCGTACGGCCATGGGGAAGGTGCTGTTTCCGCGCGATGCGGTGTGGACTGAGCGCGCAGTGAACGAGTTGCTGTCCTTCCCGAACGGCGTGCACGACGACTTTGTGGATGCGCTGGCCTGGCTCGGCATCGGGCTTCCCAGCCAGATCGGGGCGGCGCCGGACAAGCCGGTAGTGAAAGCCCCGGAGTTCGGCACTTTGGCGTGGGTCAAGTGGACCGACAAATGGCGCAGTGAACAGGAAAAAGCCCGCGCGGCTGGAGGTTTCTGATGTCTGATTATGAGAACGAAAGCGAGAACGCTGCGGCGCAGTCTGGCGGTTCCGGCGAGCGCGACGAGCAAAAGGAGGCGTCTCAGGCCGAGCACGCGCTTGTGCGCAAGCTTCAGGCCAGAATTCGCGCCGATCTGAAGCACCATAAGAAGGCCTTCGAGCGCATGCGCAATGACATGTATGTCGCCGCGCACGGAGCGCCCAAATCGTGGCCCGCCGATAGCTACAAGGCCAATATTATCGGCCGTCACATCAAGCAGCGAACCGCTTCGCTGTATGCGAAAAACCCGAAAGCCGTAGCGAAGCGCCGTCCCACCTTGGATTTCGCAATCTGGGACGAAGACGTCGACGCGCTGATGACGGCCCTGGATTTTGTTGCACAGGTTGAGCAGACGCTTCAACCGATCCCGGTCGTGGATCCCGTGACGGGCGCCGCCGTTTCCGATCCCGTGACGGGAATGCCCGTTATGGCTGAGCCGCAGATGCCGCCAGGCTACGCCGAGGCAAAAGCGCTCGTTGAAGATGTCCAGGCCGGGCTTGCGCGGCGAACGCAGATGAAGAAGCTCGGGCTGACGCTGGAGACGATCTACGCGCGGGCGTTGGCGGATCAGAACCCGCTTGATTTCAAGACGGCTATGAAGCGGTTGGTGCGGCGGACATGCACCATCTCCGTTGGGTATGTCGAACTCGGGTATCAGCGGCAGTACGGGATGCGGCCCGATGACATGAACAGGCTCGCTGACAGCAAGGCGCGCTTGGAGCATTTGCAGCGGCTGGTCACCGAAGCGCAGGAACAGGAAATCGACGACACCGCTGCCGAGATGGCGGAGCTGCAGGGTATGATTGAGGCGCTGCAATCGGCGCCGGAGGTGGTGCTACGCGAAGGGCTGGCGTTGTCATACCACACCGGCCTGCAAGTAATACCGGATAAGAACTGCAAGGAGATTGTCGGTTTCGTCGGCGCCAACCATATCACCATCAGAGAATTGTACACCCCGGAAAGGGTTAAAGAAGTATTTAACGCGGATGTTGGCAAAGGTTACACGCCGTATACCCACGATTGGAAGTCGGAAGGTGGTGCGGACGAAGATTACCAGTACAACATGATGCTGGACGACTGCGATAACGGCGAAAGCGCCGGTTTCGTTTGCGTATGGAAAATGTTCGATAAGGTGTCTGGCAACGTCTACTACATGGCGGACGGACACAAGAATTTCCTGGCTCCCCCCTCCCCGCCCGATGTCTATGTCGACGACTTCTGGCCCGTGCGGGCGCTCACGTTCAACGACGTGGAGAGCGAAAGTGAAGTGTTCCCCCCGTCGGACGTGGCCTTGTTGCTACCCATGCAGGACGAAATCAATCGCTCGCGGCAGGGGATGCGCGAGCATCGCTCGGCCGCACGCCCCCGCTGGGCCGTGCGCGCCGGTTTGCTGTCCGAGGACGACACACAGCGCGTCACCGAGGCCAAGCCGTTCGACGTCGTTCCAATCAACATGGATATCCAAGCCAAGCTTTCTGATGCGCTGGAGGCGTTCCCCGTACCGGGTGTGGATCCGAACCTGTATGAGACGAACCAGTTTTTCGGCGATATGCAGTTGGTGGCTGCGGCGCAACCCGCCCAGCTTGGTGGTGTGTCCAAAGCGACAGCCACCGAGAGCGCCATTGCGGCCGACAGCACCTCATCG